GAAGCATTAATTGATGCTATAGGAATTGAATCAGTTATGTTCTTAATGACACGAGAACATGAAACTATTTTAAAATATTGGATAAAGGAGGGAGTAGATATACAAAATAGAAATAAGCAATAAGCACTACAAAAATACTACAACCCTCTAACGGAGAAATAGTAGCAAAAAAACGTTAGAAGCAAGTGGTAGTAAGTAATTCAGTTACTTCTAGTGTTACTTAAGTTGTCTGGGTTATGGGTTATGGGTTATTATATATATAATAGACCTTTTATTTAATGTTAAAAAGGAGCAATTATGCGTTATTACAAACACAACATCGGTGATTTTTTAGCCGACACACACTATCTTTCTAACGAGAGATTGGCAGTTTACATCAAACTTGTATGGGAATATTATTTACAAGAAAAACCAATAACTGTTGATGATTATAATGAAAAAGCTTATGAGTTAAAAACAGATGAACCTACATTAAGCTATGTGTTACATAAATATTTTTATTTAGATGAAAACATAGATAATGAAATTTGGAGACACAAAAGAATTGATGATGAATTAAGCAAAATGACATCAGCAAATTCTAAAAGATCCGACACAATGAAAGCTTATTGGAATGGAGACACTAAAATAAATGGCTTTGATAAATTTTGGGAGGCGTATCCAAATAAAAAAGACAAGCAAAAAGCACAAAAGGCTTGGGTAAAACATCAGCCTGACATTGTTAATGTATTAAAAGCATTAGTAACACAGAAAGGCTCAGACCAATGGCAAAAAGATAATGGTCGGTATATTCCACTGCCTACAACATGGATTAATGGTGCAAGATGGGAAGATGACTTAGGCAACAAAGAACCAAAAGTAGATAGGCTTGTTATTGCTAATAAACTTGCAAAGCAAGATAGTAATTTTTACAATTTAACTAAGGAGGAACAAAATGAAAGAATTAATAGCTATTCAGAATGAAATCAATGTACCAAAAAACCAACGTAATAATTTTGGTAACTACAACTACCGCAGTTGTGAGGATATACTAGAGGCTGTTAAGCCTTTACTAAAAAAACACAACGCTTCAATCTTAATTACAGATGATGTAAAAGAGGTTGCTGGCATTGCTTATGTTGAAGCTACAGCAGTATTTAAGGCTGGCGAAACAGAAGCTTTAAGTGTTAGGGCGCAAGCTGGCATTAATCCAAACCGCAAAGGAATGGATATAGCACAAAGCTTTGGCTCAAGTAGCTCTTATGCTCGTAAATACGCACTTGCTGGTTTGCTTTTATTAGATGACACTAAGGATGCAGATACGCAAGATAATACAAAGGAGGAATTTAGCTTATGAGCAATGAAGAGTTAATTCAGGGTTCAGAAGAATGGCACGCTGTGCGACTGGGAAAAATAACTGCCAGTCGCTTAGGCGACTTAATGAAAAAAACCAAATATGGGGAGTCAACATATAAAACTAGACTCAGAATGGAGCTTGCTATTGAAAGAATTACTAATACTAGCGCTAGCTCAATAGTAATGAATAAGGCTATGCACGATGGCATAGAAAGAGAGCCAGATGCACGCACCTTATTTGAAGCAGTTACAGGAAAAGAGGTTGCTCTTTGTGGTAGCTTTGACCATCCTGATGTTGTTAATACAAGTGCAAGCCCTGATGGTTTGTTACGAGGTGAGAATGCTATATTGGAGATTAAATGTCCTACGCATACAACACACGCTAAAAACCTTATGGCTGATGGCATGGACAAGAGGTATTTATTTCAAGTTCAATGGCAAATTGCTTGCACTGAATCAACTCATGGTTATTTTGTTTCATACCATCCTGACTTTCCGCCTGAGCTCAGACTTAAGTGGGTTAGGGTTGAGCGAGATGACGAGGTTATTGCACAAATAACAGATGAGGTAAGAAAGTTTGACATAGAAGTAGAAGACCTAGTAGCTAAAATTAAAAATGGAGGTAACAAAGATGGCTGATTATGACAACACTAATCGTTTTGCATTATTTAAGCAAAACAAAGATGGTGTAGAAAATAGACCTGATTATACTGGCACAATAACTTTAGAGGGCGGTAAAGAGCTAAGGTTAAGTGCTTGGATTAGGGAAAGTAAAAGTGGCTTAAAATATTTAAGTGGGCAAGCAAGTGAACCCCTTAACAAGCAAGGTACTGGATTACCTAACGCTTCTGTTGAGGGCGAGGATATACCATTTTAATTCAGGAGGTTACTAACCACTTTGATGGAGTTCGTGAAACGGGTAATGGACAGTATTCGTGCCGTTGCCCAGCCCACGAAGATAAAAGTGCTTCTCTAGGTATAAAGGAGGGAGACGAGGGAAGAATACTTCTCAACTGTTTTGCTGGCTGTGACGTCAAATCTATTCTTGACGCTAGCGGACTAAAGTGGAAAGATATATTACCTGACAACAAATTATATCAAACAGAAGGAAGTAAGTTTAATCCTTACTCAGTATTGAAAATGTTACGTGATGAAGTATTAATAATAGGTTTAGCAAGTGCAGATATTCGCAAAGGCAAACCACTTAGTGATACAGACCATGACAGATTATTAAAGGCTGTAAACAACGTTAGAGATGCTTATAGACATACAAAATAGGAGAAAGCTATGGAGAAAGAATTTGAATGGGTTGACGACTTAATTGATAAACCTTGGTTAAAAGTATGGTTAGTAACTGCTGATGATTCACATGACATTAGTATAGAGCCACAAGTGTATTTAGCAACACCACACGAGGGGCATGCCAGAAAAGTAAAATCTTTTCTAATGGCTAGAGGTATTAAAGCAAGAATGAAGTTAAGGCATGTGATACAACAAAAGAAAAAACTAATAACAAGGGAGGAAAATAATGGCAACACAGACGCTTGAAGACATTATTGTAACTGACAAAGAAATTGCTGGCTATATGGATAACAGAGATAACTCTGAGCATCTTAAAATCAAGTCACCTAATGAATATTTAGACGATGTAAAATCTTATTTTAATGAGGACTTAACAAGTGGCTTGGCATTACCATTCCAAAAAACCCATACAGACTTCAGGGTAAGAAGTGGTGAGGTATCATTGGTAACTGGATACTCAGGGCATGGCAAAAGTGCTTGGCTTAATTATGTTATGTTGCATTTACTGCAACAACAGAAAGCAATGATAGCTTCGTTCGAGATGCTTCCGAAGCAAACCCTGGGAAGGATGTGCCAACAAACAGGCGAAGCTATGCCCAGCGATGAATATATACAAGACTTTATTAATGGCTTAGAAAGAAGACTTTATATGTATGACCCACAAGGTGAAACAACAGCAAAAAAAGTTCAGGAAGTGATTTACTATTGTGCTGAAAAGCTTGGCGTTAAACTTATGGTTATTGACTCACTTATGAAGTGCGGAATACCATCTGAAGACTACGCTAGGCAAAAAGAGTTTGTAAATAATTTGTGTGTATCTGCTAGAGACTTAGGTATACATATATTTTTGGTAGCACACAGCAGAAAGACAGCATCAGAAGATGATGGCAGTTCAAAGTTTGACGTTTCTGGCAGTTCGGATATTACAAATTTAGTCGACAACGTCATATCTGTACACAGAAATAAAAAGCGTGAACGGGAGTTGGCTGAGGGTGGTCTTGATGAGAAAATTATGCAACAATCACCATGCTCTGTTTACTTACTTAAACAACGACATGGGCAAGGCACTGAAACTAAATGGGGTTTTGGTTACAAACATAAAACCCTTGAATATACGGAGCAATGGTAATGATGATTAAAGACTTTATTAAAAGCATCAAAAAAACATTTGGAAATGGTGTAGAGTTTAAAGCTACATCTAAAGAAGGTAAAATATTTAGGAGTAACGGATATGAAAAAGTTGAAAGTGACGTCAAACGAGGAGTTGGAACACGCAAGAAAGTATCTTGGTGAGCTAGACCTTAGCAAGCAGTGGGAAGTTAAGGTTACGGAGTTTAAGTCAAACCGTTCTGTAGCTCAAAACAAAAGATACTGGAAGTTGATTAATGAGCTTGGTTCTTTTTTGGGCTACGAGCCTGAGGAAATGCACCAAATGATGAAATACAAGTACCTAAGTTATAAACAAGAAATGCTAGGCGATGAAATGGTAGTAATACCTACAACTTCGCAACTTACAATTAAGGAGTTTATAGAATACTGCAATAACGTTGAAAGGTTTGCAGTAGGCTTAGGATTTACTTTAGATATTACACAATACGGTTATTAAGGAGAAATTATGAAATACAAAAAAATATTAGCTATTGGTGATTTACATATTCCATACCACCACAAAGATTCTTTTGCTTTTCTTAGGGCGTTAAAAAAGAAATACAAAGGGTTTGATTTGGTAGTTAACATGGGGGATGAGTTAGACCAACATGCAATTAGTATGCACGATTCTAATCCTGATTTGCCAAGCGCTGGTGATGAACTAAGGTTAGCTAAAACCTATGTTAAAGAGTTAGAAACTATATTTCCAGATATGACTTTAGTAGACAGCAACCATAGTAGTTTGGTTTATAGGCGTGCTTTAAAGTATGGTTTACCTAAAGCTTATTTAAAACACTACAACGAATTTTTAAATGTAGGAAAGGGATGGAAATGGGTTAACGACTTAACAGTAACCCTTAACGATGGGTCTAGGTGTTTCTTTACTCACGGTATGAGTGCAAACGTGTTACAAATAGCTCAGAAAATGGGTATGCACGCAGTTCAGGGGCATTACCATAGTAAAGCAAGTATACAATATTACAGCAATCCAGATAGTTTAAATTGGGCTATGCAAACAGGGTGTTTGACTAACCAACAGTCTTTAGCGTTTGGGTATAGTAAGAATTTTAAAGATCGGTTTATTATGAGTAGTGCAGTAATAATAGATGGGCAACCACGCATTCACCCAATGGTCGTTAAAAACCATAACTGGATTGGTAAAATTGTATGAAGAAAGCAGACAAACTTAAAATGGAAAAAATGGTAGAGTTTGGATGTGTAGTATGTAGGTGGTATGAGGGGGTTGATGACTTACCACCTTGCAATTTACACCACATAAGAGATAACACAGGTATGGGCATGAAAGATAAAGACATAATTCCATTATGCCACTATCACCACCAAGGTCGCATGGGCATTCATACCATAGGTAAAAAAATGTGGGAAGAACGGTATGGCACTCAGCGTGATTTACATAAACGATTAAAGGAGGAATTAAACTTTGACGACACTTAAATTAGAAACAAAAAATCCACTAGATGAGCAAGTAGGTGGAGACCATTACAGCAAGTTAGCAATACAACCAGCAGTGTATGCTCAACATAATAAGTTAAGCTATTTACAGGGAAACATTATTAAATACGTTACTCGATACAAAGATAAAGGTGGAGTAGAGGACTTACATAAAGCAATACACTCAATTAAATTATTAATAGAATTGGAGGAACAATAATGGCTTACTTAGGATATAAGAATATTGCTTTTAGAAAGCATATGCGAGAGCAAGAAAGAATAAAGATGTGGAAAGCAGAGTATAAGCGCAAACAACTAAAACTTAAGCGTAGGAAAGATTGCTTAAGAGCTACAATAGTAATGACATTGGTAGCTGTTCTAATGGTGCTAGCTTACATAGGTGTTGGTATATCGTTAGTAAAAGCTCAACCAATAGGTGTAGGTAATTTTATTATGGCAGTAAGTTACACAGATAGCTATTCGGATTTAAAATACGTTGCTAACTTTCCTAACTGTGAAATGGCTCAAAATTACTACAATCAAAATTGTACGGATGCAAAGATTATGCTTTGTCAGTTAGAAGAATATTTACAACTGCCTGAGTCATATAGCCAAGAGTTTACTTATGCATCTACCGATAAACAATCATGCGGTTTTGTTGGAGTAGAACAAACGCATACTTTTATACAGGAGTAAATATGGAAAAAGGAACAAACGAATACTTTGGGGATGAAGATGAACCAACACAAGGTTACAACGGATATTTTTTTGACATAGAGGAGGAAGACAATGGGTAAAGGTTCAAGCCGTAGACCAAAAGAAATTACAGATGAAGAATTAGAAAAAGCTTGGAATTCTATATTTAAAAGCCACCCACATGAGGGGCAGTTTGATGAAGAAGATGATTATGGAAATGAGTTGCCTAGTAGTGTTGCAACTAAATCCACGCCACCAAAACCTCATAAACCAAAAGACCCTGATAGGTTTATTGATGATACAGGGGACGCATAATGGCTAAAACTTCACCAACGCAAAGAACTTTAAAGCGCATGAGAGAGTCTGGCGATTATGTTCTGGTAAAGGTAGTTGAACGCTGGAACGCTCATGCATTTAAAAGGCAAGACCTGTGGAACTTTGATATATTAGGTATATCTATCACAGGCGAAACTCATGCTATACAAGTAACAACTTATGGAAACATGAATGCTCGTATAGATAAAATTACTGAATCAGAATACACACCTCATCTAAGAGATGCGGACTGGGTGCTACTGGTTGAGGGTTGGAAGAAAGAAAAAAATGGTCGCTATAAATCTTATATAGCTGATTTATCTTAAACGAAAGGAGATTTAATGGACAATTACCAAAGATTTATTCATGTATCACGTTACGCTAGGTTTATACCAGAGCTTAACCGTAGGGAAACATGGGAAGAAACAGTAACAAGACTAACTGATTTTATACGCAAGCATGCGCCAGCGTTAGGAAAAGACATAGATAAAATACATGAAGCTGTGTTAAACCTAAAGGTTATGCCTAGTATGAGGTTATTAATGACTGCTGGAGAAGCTTGTGAGCGTGACAACATATCAGCTTACAACTGTAGTTACCTTGCTATGAATAATAAGCGTGCTTTTAGCGAGTGCTTATACATACTAATGAATGGAACAGGAGTAGGGTTTAGCTGTGAGCGACAAGAAATTGACAAATTACCACAAGTGCCAGAAAGTATTAACACTTGTGATGATACTATTGTTGTTGGCGACAGCAAACTTGGGTGGGCGAAGGCGTTTAAAAAACTACTATCTAGTTTATGGGAAGGTGACATACCGACCATCGATTACACTCGTATTAGACCCGCTGGTGAAAGGTTAAAAACTTTTGGTGGTAGGGCTAGTGGTCCAGACCCACTAAAAAGGTTGTTTGATTTTACAACTGAAACTTTTCTTAATGCTAGAGGGCGCAAGCTTAACTCATTAGAAGTGCATGACATTACCTGTATGATTGGTGACATTGTAGTAGTGGGTGGCGTAAGAAGGTCAGCGCTTATATCATTATCTAACCTTAGTGACAAACGTATGCGTGAAGCTAAAATGGGTAATTGGTATGACCCAGACCAAACACCTTGGCGTGCATTAGCCAACAATAGTGTTTCATATACCGAAACGCCAGACATGGAAACATTTCTTGATGAGTGGGTTTCGCTTATTAAATCTAAGTCAGGTGAGCGTGGTATATTTAATAGGGTAGCATCACAGAAACAAGCCTCTAAATGGGGTAGGCGTGACCCTAACTTAAGCTACGGAACAAATCCTTGCTCTGAAATCATACTTAGGGATAAACAATTTTGTAACTTAACCGAGGTTGTAGTTAGGGTACATGATACAAAAGAAACATTAAAAGAAAAAGTAAGGCTGGCAACTATACTTGGAACTTTCCAATCAACGCTTGATAAGTTTCAATTCTTATCATCTGAATGGTATAAGAACACAACCGAGGAAAGATTGCTGGGTGTATCGTTAACAGGGATTATGGACAATAAGTTTATGGCTAATCCTGACCCTGTATACCTAGAGGAGCTAAGAGATGAAGCAAGAAAAACTAACAAAAAGTATGCCAAGGTTCTTAATGTTCCTGAGTCTGCCAGCATTACTTGTATTAAGCCTAGTGGAACTGTTAGCCAGCTTGTTGACAGCTCTTCTGGTATTCACAGTAGGCATTCTAATTATTACATTCGAACTGTTCGAATTGATAAGAAAGACGCTTTGTATGAGTTCCTTAAAAGGAAAGGTGTGGCTGTTGAAGATGAAACATATCACCCTCTCACTACCGCTGTGTTTAGCTTTCCAATTAAAGCTCCTAAAGGATCTATTACGAGGAATGATCGTACAGCTATTGAAGAACTTAACACATGGCTAATATACCAAAGGCACTTTTGTGAACACAAACCAAGCGTTACAATATCGGTTCGTGATTCTGAATGGCTAGAGGTGGGTGCTTGGGTTTATAAGCACTTTGATGAAATTAGTGGTATTAGTTTTTTACCACATACCGACCATAGCTACGTGCAAGCGCCATACCAAGAGGTAGACAAAGAAACCTTTAGGAAAGCGATAGCAAAAACCCCACAACTTATTGAGTTTGAGGAGTTGTTGGAGTATGATGACAATACAGAAGGGGCTCAGACCCTAGCCTGTGTTGGCAATAGCTGTGAGGTGCAGTAAATACCGTTAGCACACCCTGTGTATTTTAAACCCCTGTTTATAAGGGGTTTGAAAGGGTAAAGCTAATTCTTTATTAGGATCAGAAGGATATTAAACAATCACAATAGGCTTGCTAACGCTCCCTATTAAACTTTGTTATTTTTTAATTAAACAAGGAATAACATTATGAAAACACATTGGACACAACCAGCAGTTACAGAAATGAGATTTGGATTTGAAGTAACAATGTATGTATGTAATAAGTAATTTTTAAAGCCGTACGATTGACAAAACCTATTAAGTTAGGGTGGTAACGCTATAAATAGCTTGCGTTACTTGGTGCGTTAGTCTGCACGTAAGTGTAAGTAAAGTTCAGAGGGCGACTTTAAAGCCCTCAACTAACCATAGGAGAAGATTATGAAAAACATCATGGAAACAGATGTAGATTTATTTGGTGAAACTAATACAGTAAAACCAGACAGCGTTGTAGCACAGCGCTTTATAGAAATGCCGTTTACAATACTTGATACTAAAACAGGTAGGTGGAACGAAAGAAAACGTGCTTGGAAAAATAGTGGCATAGATAGTGAGCTTGGTAGAGATACCAACAGTGGCGAAATGAGTGATAATGCCACAATGAATGTGCCAAAAATAAATGGCTTTGGTTATAACAAAGATGGCTCTAAAAAGGAGTCAGATTTAGACGGTAAGAAAAATGTAGCTAGTATATTTGACCCAGTGCTTTGTGAAATTATGTATACATGGTTTAGTAAAGCTGGTTCACAAATAGTGGATTGTTTTGCTGGTGGTAGTGTACGTGGTGTAGTGGCTGGTTCATTAGACCGCAAATACTATGGCATTGACCTAAGGGAAGAACAAATAAAAGCTAACGTGCAACAAGTTAAGGATTTAATCCCTAACGCTGATGTACAGTACGTGTGTGGTGACAGTAACGCATTAATAAAGAACGCACCCGATGCAGACTTTATATTTAGTTGCCCACC